TCCAGTACCGAAATCAATATAATTATTATCAGGTAAAAACATTCTTTTATTAGTTATTCCACCAGTTCCCTGAGATGTTGCAATAAAACTGCAAACAAGTTCAGCAGCTACATTAATACGAAAACCAATATCAGTACCGTTTGATGATTGCGATGTGACTGCTTGGTCAACTATCGTAACTTCGCCTGAATCGGGTTGAATATATAAACTTGAGATTTCGACAGGCATTCCAAATTGAATAGTGCTTTCTTCAGTGATTTTTAAAATATTAACTGTATTACCATCAAAATCATCAGCAGTAAACCAAGTATTGTTTTCTAAATTACTGAGCATAAAAGTTGTTAATGCAACACGCCTGGAAATATTAGTATCACTGTTTGCTAATTCAATCCAGTCATTTGTGTTTACTCCTGATTGTTGTGTTAATTCTGTTATCTTTTGATTAGCCATATTTCATTTTTTTTAAGCATTAGAATAATCAACTATTCTAAAATCGCCATCTTCTGTTATTCTGAAATCTTCATCAGCTTCAGTGATTCTATAATCAGGTTGGTCAGGGTTTAGGATTTCTAACATTGTACCATTCCAAATATTTGATTTTGGTTGATATGTTACGGTGTCCCAAATAAAAAACTTATCAAAATTTTCAGTGTCTTTTACAGTTGATAAAAAAGACATTGTGTTTTGATTGCGTTCTAATATTTCGCACATCACCCTTTCTTTTTGAAGCAACCGAACCTCAACAATATTTTGAGCTAAATGATTTATTAAAGTATCTTCATCGGCATCACCCTTTTTTAACCAAAGCGTAGAGAGTGAAAGTGCTGAATCTGCATATTTTATATAACCATTGTAAGTGTTCCAACTGTTTTTAATTCTTATTTGTGTTGACGTTCTTTCTGTTCGTGTTCCGACAAGTCCAAGCGTTAATATGTCACCAAACTTTAATTCTTTTTTTGGCATCTGTAAAGTGCTGTTTTCATTAACAATATCTTTAACACTTGCAATTTCTCTTATCGGTGTTTTTGAACCACGTTGACCAATAAACTGAATTATAATATCATCAAAAACAGAACCATTTTCAGAAGCATACAATCTAAGTTCCATTGTTGCCGTTCCATCGGTTTCAATATCAGGTATCGGGTCAAATGAAAATTCAAAAGTAGAAAATGGTAATTCTCCAGTAGGTATTGTTGGTGAAAATGTTACAAATTTTTGTTCATTCTTAAACCATGCACCAAACTTAGCACTTCCAGTACTTGATTTGTTTTCAAAAGTCCAAAAATAATTACCTTTTATAACTCTAAGCTGAATTTTAATATCATCAGCATCGCCCTTTTTTGTACCATCATTATATGAAAATCCAGAAAATGCACAATGACCATAAAACCCACCTGGCTCGACTGTTATTTGATTAGAACGTAAATATTGTGTATTTTGAAATTCACCTTTTATTAATATATATTGATTTGATTCAGTTTCTTTATATCCTAATGGTGTATTTAACTCCCTATAATTTCTTCTTATATTTGTTGGTCTTAATGTAAAGCCACGATTAAGAACAAATATTTCTGTTCCTCTTTGTGGTATTCGTTCACGAACCCAATTTGTAAAAGTTCCTTTGTTATCAACTTCCCATGATTGAAATTGACCACCGATAATCATGTTCGTTTTCTTATCGTATTCCTGAACAATGTTTAATTGCTTATAACTATCAATAGTGTCAAATGAAGATGAATGATTTATATAAACACTTGCAGGGTCTGTCGAAGCGTCTGTTAATGTCAATATTGGATTTATTGAACTGTTAGATGAATAAACTCCGAGATATGTAAACACCCTGTAATCCATCGCTGCTTCCTGTTCTTTTATTCTTGTTATCCACCAAACACCATCACGTTGGAATATTCTTGCACCAAAAACAGAAAGTATGTCATGAATAACAGTTTTGCAGTCCGTTGGTTCATAAAGTCCTGTTTCTGAGTTTATGTATTGTAAGTTTTCACCAAGCCAACGATTCTGATTAATTATCGCTTGAGCAAATGGGTCATCAGTATCAGCTTTATCCATGTTTGTTTCAAACAAGTTATTTGCTGAATGAATATTTAATTCTAATCCTGTTCTTTGCAGTGCTTCAGATATACAAGCCATCATTGTTGCTTCACCAAAATAAGGTATTCTGTTAATTACTTGGTCTGAACGTATTGCATAATCGTAATTATCTAAAGTTCCAAGTTGGTCTGAACAACGAATAACAACTGGATAAGGTGGTGGGACAAGTGGCTCACTAAATTTTTCAGGCAAAACAAAACCACTCCAATATGTTGAACCTGCACGGGTAATAACAACTTTTACACCACGACCATCATTGGTATGTAAATCTATAAAATTATAATCACTTTCAGACATTAATGTTAATAAACATTCAGAACCGTGTAATGGTTTAAAATAATCATCCTTACCACCCCACGTTATTTTAAAAGGCTCACGACCTGCGTTAATATCATTTGACGAACCAGCGTAATTAAGTTTAAGAATTGAAATCACCCATGAAACACCGTCCCATGATTCAAATTCCATTTTATATTTTTCGCCGTATGCCATTAAGTTGTTCTATTTAAAAATTCAGCGTGTTTTTTGTTTGATAAATAGATTGCATCAAATCCGATTCGAGCAGTTAGTTCTTGTTTGCCGGAAAACATTGATTTCATTTGTGATTGATTAAATACAAATTCACCACCAGGCGCATCGCCAACCATCGCAAGGGTTGGTTGTGGAACGAATCCACCACCTGCAAAAGAAGGAACTATTGAATTAAACAAAGCAGCAGCAGCACCACCAGCAACAGCACCGAAAGCAATATTCAAAGGAAATGGAAGTGGTGTTTTAGCAAGTGCATTAGAAACAACTTTTGCAACACTCTGAGCAATCCAAATACGAATTACTTTTCTTGCTGCATTGCCTGTTTCTTTTACAAAGTCTTTCAACCCTGCTTCGCTTTCACCAAGTCCCTGTGTTACTTGGTCTTTGAATAATTCAAAAGCATTGCCAACCTCAAAAGCCTTTTCCCCGAGTCCATCCATTAATGATGTCATGTTTTCAGTACCACGTTCAGCATCAGCAAGTCCTGGTGCTGTAATACCAAATTCTTTGGATTCTTTGGTTTCTTCCTCGACTTTCAATGTTCCAAGCTCTTTCAATCTATTGATTTCATTTTGAATAGCTATTGCTTTTCTATTCCTTGCTGCAATTTCATTCTCAGTTGAAGCAACAGTTTCATTTATTTTTTCAAGTTCTTTTTCTTTTTGACTTATTAAATCTGTTGCTTGAGTTGTTTCTTTTTCTCTTTCTGCGATTAATGAAGTAATTAGATTTATTCTATCACTAAGATTTTGTATTTCATCTAATGTTGCTTGATTTAATATTAATTTCCCTTCGTATAATTCTTTTTGCTTCGCCCTTACTAATTCAAGCGCTTTTAAGTGTGTTTTTAATTCTTTTGTTGTTAGCTTTTCATAAGATTTACGAAGACTACCAAGTAATTCTTCACGCCTTCTTAACGCTTCATTTGTTTTGGAAATTTGACTTTCAAAATCTTCATCGGCTTTTTGTGCGTCTTTTGTTCTTTTTCTAAAAAATACTAAAGCAGCGACAACAGCCGAAATTCCAGTTAATAAAAGACCAAGTGGATTTGTTGCTGTTGCAATAGCAAAAGCCCTAATTGCAGCGATTGCTTTTGGAACAAAAACAATAAGTTTTTTAAAGCCACTGACTGCGGCAGAAAGTGAAATTCTTAAAGAAGTAAAAGCAATCACAGCCTGTTTGATTGGCGCAGGAATGTTTTTAATAATAGATACTATTTTTGTAAAAACATTTATTAGTTCAGTCAATACAGGAAGTATTGATATTGCAAGTTTCTGAAATGTTAGCCTAAGGCTATTAATGGCAATAGTAAATTCTTGTTTTGTTGTGTCAGAAGTTCTTTTAAAACCAGCATCCAGAAGTTCTTGTTCTTTAATTATGTTTTTAGCGATTTTTAAATATTCCTCTGACTGTGCGCCAGCAGTACCAAGAATTGTTGCATAAGCACGAACATCTGGAATCACTGCTTTTAGTCCGATTTCATTACCCTTGAACGCCTCAACAAGACCAACCATTGCTTTTGCAAGACCTTTTTCTTTTACTTCTTGCCTTAACCCCGCAAGCGTCATACCAACACTTTTAAGCGCATCTTCAACATCTGGCGAAGTGCTTAAAAGTCCATTCATTACACCACGTAATCCCACAACAGCTTCAGCAGAATTAACACCAAGCCTTGAAAATGTTGCTATATTTGCACCAACCTCTTCAAATGAAATACCAAGCTGTGCAGCAATACCAATCACACGACCTAACGTGGGTGCAAGTTCTGATGCTTCAAGATTACCCTCACGAACAATGGCAATTAATGTTTCTGTTGCTTTGGCAGCATTTATGTTCTCAGAACCATACGCCTGAATTACAGCGGTTAATGATTTGGCGATAACTTTTGTATCACCAAGACCAATAACTGCTGCTTTTGCAGAACGCTCTAATACCTCAAGTGCTTCAGCACCACGAAGACCAGCAGACGTAACAGTAAACAGCGCATCAGCAAGCTCTTGTGTACTGCGACCTGAGACCCTTGAAAGTGCTTCAACTTGGTCTTTCATCCCTTCAACTTGACTATTTGTTAACCCAACTAATGTTTCAAGTTTAGTAAATGCTGCTTCGATTTCAATAACAGAGCGAACCATTTGCGTGGCCCAACGAGTAATAGCACTAACAGCAAAAACACCAGCAAGTGAAGTACCGAGTTTTTTTACAATACCACCAAAGGATTTGAGCTTTTTTTCAGATTTATCAATGCCCTTGTCTAAGCCTTTTGTTTTGGCTGTAAACTTTACAAATATCTCGCCTATTCTACCCATTTAAACTATCTCTGTATCGTTGTGTTTTTTCAAACTTTTTTCGCATATATAATGCTGCTTTATTCTTTTCTTGTTTTTGTTCTTCTGTCAGTTTTGGTCTTGGTTTTAAACTTTCCAGGTATTTATTAAATGGTTTTACACTTCCCTTTTTCTGATGTGGTTGCATAAGATTCCAAACAACCCAGTGATATTTTTCAAAATCCCGTTCATGTTGTTTAAAGTAACCTTTGCTTTTCCAGTTGTATTCATCCCATCTTAAATTTAAAAACTCTTGTTTAGTAAGTCCAAGTTCACCAACAGCAAAAGAAAATAAATCATTCCAAATTACTTTTCTTTCTTCTGTTCGTTCATCATTTCCCCCACCGTCCTGCCCTGAATTTTTGCCTGTAACATAGCCTCAGTTAGCTTATCGTAATCACTTTTTTTCATGTTACGAATTAGTTTCTCGCATTTATCTTTTGTTAATTTAATACTCTTTTTTTTCGTAAGACAAGCATTAATGTAAGCACCATAAATTAGGTTGATTAATAAATCCATTTCATTATCAATTTCACCAAGTTCATGCAACTCGCATTTCAACTCATCACAACAAATAAACCAAGCATTGATGGTAAACAAAAAATTGTAGGTTTTCAGTTTGTGCTTTATTGTTACCATCGTTTTTTAAAGTTTTGTTTCGTTAACTACTCCCGTTAATTGAATGTCAACCGAGTATGAAGCTACATCGTTTTTCGGACCGTTTACTGTTACACCTGAAATTAATCCAGTACAATAAAACAAATCTACGTTTGTTGTTCCTTCACCCCATATTACTGTCGCTGATGCTTTCGCTTGCAATAGTGCGATTATATCATTTCCACCCATTGTTTGCGATGGGTCATATAATCCAGTTGCCGTAATCGTTCCGCCCGTTTCGCCTGCCATGTATTCTTTAGCAGCAGATGCCGAAGATTTTGTGGTCTTATCCAGCATATCGGCAGCCATACTCATTGACGTATCAGTTTCGGCTGCTATATACGAAGCGTTAATTTTTAATTGAATATCTGTTCCTGTTTTTAAAGCCATATCGTTTTAATTTTTAAATTGAATCCTCTACAACAACACCTGTAATTTGAATGTCTACTGAATAACTTGCAACGTCATTTTTTGGTCCGTTTACAGTCACGCCAGAAATAAGACCTGAACAAGTAAATAATTTTACTGCTGTTGTTGCTTCACCCCATACGATTGCAACCGAAGCTCGAAGTTGAAGCAATGTAATAACATCATTTCCACCTTGAACTTGTGCAGGGTCGTAAAGTCCTGTTACTGTAATTGTTCCACCTGTTTCTCCAGCTAAATATTCTTTTGCTGCTGAAGTGCTTGACTTTGTCGTGGCGTCCAACATATCGGCTGCCATCGAAAGCGAGGTGTCTGTTTCGGCTGCGACCCATGTTCCAGCGATGCGCAGTTGAATGTCTGTTCCGTTCTTTAAAGCCATAATTTTTTAATTTTTTAATTTTTTAATTTTGAACTACAATATATCTGAATCTTAATAATTTTCTAAATATTTTATTTTGGTCTGTTTCGTCTGTAATGTTAAAATTGTTATCAACTGACATTGCTATAATTTTATAACCTGTAATTGCAACATATCCCGAAAATGATGCTCGCATTATTGAAATAATTGAACTTGCAATATCATTCATTTGTTTTTGACTTCCTTGACCTTTATAAGCTGTTACTATTTCAATACCACAAGTTGAATTAAATATAAAAGTGTCTTTTGCTGAATCTTCAAAACCTGTTACATCTGAAATTTCTACATAAGGATATGAAGCGTTATGTGGGACAGCTGAGTAAACAGTCGCACCAACATTCCCATTTAACTGAGTGTAAAATGCTTCTTTTATTACTGTCCAATCTGGCAAAGTCATAGCCATAACTTATCCGTATTTATTTATAATTTCACTAATGCTGTTGATTTCCCTGAAAACATTTTTCTTAATGTTTTTAATAATTCGTCTTGTCGTTTCTCAAAAGCATTTGTTAATTTATGATGTCCAAAACGATGTGAACGTGTTTTTGTTCCAAACTCAATATATTCAGCATAATCAACATTTGTTCCTACTGCTGCTGATAATTCGCCTGGTGCTATTCTTAATCCTTTTAATGTTGAAATAAATGTATTTCCATCTTCATCTTTATAAGATTTTGACCTGCGTCTTGAATGAAAAAATGTAAATGAAGCCTTTAATCTCCCAGTGTCTTTTGGATAAACAGGGTCTTCTTTAACATCGGCAACAGTATCCATAGCTGCTTTAATAATCTCATTTCTGACTTCTGTTTTTATTTTCTTATTAGTCAAATCAAGATTTCTTAAAACACCAGCTAATCCCTCTGTTTCTATTCTTACGCCACCCATAATTTTATCTTACCGATTCTCTTGTCCACTTTGCCTGAATCACTGCACCCGTACAAGCGTTATCAATAATTTTCAGCTTAAAATATTTACTACCAGCAGTATTTGTCGGACCACCGAATGAAAATATCCTTGAACCCGATGCAGCATCAAGCGTAAATGACATATTTGCTGCATAATCAACAAACAAGCTGTCTGCATAATTTGATGTTTCAATCTCAGCCGTAGCATTAAGCGTTCCACCTGCCGTAGTCCAAGAAACATGGACAGAGTTATAATATTCCCTTGAAGTTGTCAAGGCTGCTGAAGAGCTATCTGCAATAGCTAAGTCAGTAAATACAACAACATCAGTTTTGTTGTTTTGACTAAATGCAAGCAATGGAAACAAAGCAATTAAAAATAATAATCTAAACTTTTTCATAAGCAATAATTTTGTATTGTTTTAAAGATTCATCAATTTGTACAACAGAATGAACAGTTAATATTCTACTGTCGAATGTTAATATATTAGTTTCATCAATCGTGAAATCACCAATCGGGTAATTAATTACTATTTCATAGGGTTTGCCATTTGTTATTTGAGCAAATTCTAAAGCTCTGTTGCCTGTCATTGGTTTAATATTGCACCAAATTGTTGTTACAGTTGTTGGCGTTCCTTCAGTTGCACCACCACCTGAATCAGTTGTTGGATTAACTGATTTAACAATTAATTTGTTATTTAAATGTCCTATGTCAACGTAATCTTTCGCCATTTAAAATATTCTTTGTCTACAATAACCCGCTGTTTTCTGAATCGCTGTATGTGGAACGATTTGAATACCTGTCATCGTTGTATCTTTTCTATTTATATAATTTTCAGCAACAAGTGTCATAACTGCAATTTTCAAGTCATCTGGTACGGTTGCATGACCTGCTGTGTATTCAACACGAATAGGATAATAATTTGCAACATTACCGCCACGTGGAACACCGTCTGAACTATCAGCAGAGAAAAACAATGTTAAATCAGTCAGACCTTTTTTGTAATAATCAGTATTTAGTGTCAAAGCTGTTTCAGTTCCAATGTCATCAATTCTGTAAACATATTGAATCGAGATAATTGGCTGCATCGGAATAATAAATTCACGCAAATCACAAGGTCTATCACTCCATGCTTTCCATGTACTTGAAGCAATAGAAAAACCACCCATATCTTCAAGAAAACGCTGAGCTGAATAAATCAATTCCTCGACAATATTATCTTCATTAGCATCAGTACCATAATTGGTTTTCATATACAATTTTGCTTCTGCTGCTGTTACTGCCAACGATGTTGCAACATTTCTGACGACTTGTAAACCCATAATATTATTATTTTGTATGTTCAGCTCCTTTATGCTTTTTGTTTGCTTTCGGTGCTGGTTTTTCTTTTACTTCTTTTTTCTGGTGTGCTTCAATTCCAAGTTTGACAATCAGGTCAGTAAAATCTGCATATTCAGATTGTATTCTAATTTTGCGTGATACAAGTGTTTGAAGCAGTTTTGCATAACCTTCTTTAATAAGTCCGAGTGCAACACCTGAATCAATTTCAACAACATCACCTTTTTTATAAAGAACTTTGTAATGTGTTTTGATTTCTGGAATCTCTTCACCACCCCTATCAATCATTTTGGCTCTTTTGAATTTCTTGCCGTTCTTCATGTAAAATTCATAAAGCTGTTCATGTGATTCAACAACTTTGTATTCTTTTAAAAATTCAATTAGTTTATATACCATTTTTTTGTGTTTTAGTTAAAGGGAAAGTTCCCTGCGTGGGAACTAACCCTTTTAAATCAATTTATTTTATGGTCTTGAAAGTATATCTCTCCTCAACAGTTGTTGACTGTGTTCCTGAGGGTGCATACGACCATTTATAATATCGGTACGGTGAACTCTTGACCGTAACAGATATATGAAGTGCATCCGCTAAAGTAAATTCACTTCCTTGTCTTGCGACTTTAGAGCTATCGGAGGCGTGAAATATGGTCTCACCCTCTGTATATGTAACACGTGCCCATTTAGAAGTCCCACCGTTAACAGAACCAGAAAGATAAGCCTTCCCGGCAGTTGTTCCAGATGCCTGAGTAAATGTAGCTTCTAATGTTACAATATAGTTCCCAGTCAACGCACGAGTTGAATCACTTGCATTAGCGACTGCATTTGTTAGCGTAGTGCCTGACATTGCATTGTTAGCACCTTCTTGCCCAAAACTATTTAAAGTTAGAAGGACAATAGTAAAAACGAATAGTATTTTTTTCATCTTATATATCTCCTTTATTTAAACTTTATTAATAGCCAATTTTATTGCAGACAAAGTCCCGTTGATAAATGCGCCATAATGTTCGGCTGAGATTCTTTGGTTACCACGTGCAACAAAAGTGATAGTTTTATATCCATTGATTGCATCATCTTCGTTCTGTTCCCAAAGTTTAACAACTATATTCTGACGAATAAAAATCTTTGCTTTAGTCGAATCAAATACATCAATCGTTCCTTGAGTTTGTCCAGTATTTGCAACAACACGCAATCCCTGATAAGTAAATACATTACCTGCGCTAATAAGACCAGGAGCAATTACATAACTGCCATCTGAATCTTTTGTAGCAAGTGTCAATTCCCAATCAGTCGGGTGCAAGATAACGGTATCAGGTATATAATTTGCAGTGCTTGCTTGAAGTGCTGCAACCCTGATGGCATCGTAATT